ATGACAGCCACTCTTGGCTACGGCTCCGACTAGCCCCAACAGTAACAACAGAAGGAGCCAGCGCATACATGGTTAGGGAGCGTCAGGCCAAGTGATTGTCCAAGGGAAACCAGACTGTGCAGTGATGTCACGCAGAGCTTGGCGGTATGTAGCCCACGCAGTTTTATCAGCGGTGCTGTCGGCAATCTGAGTCCAATCGCAGTCCTTGAGCATTTGGGTACGCTGGTTGCGTACAGATTTAGCTTGCTCTGCGTCTTTCATTGCCTTGTATGCAGTCTCTTGTTCTGCGGCTGTCTGAGCTGGTTCGGTTTCTGTGGCAGCGCGGTCTGTGAATACGGGGCCGAGGATGTAGTTGGTGTACCACTTGCCATCAATTTGTTCAACGCCATCACGTTGAGAATATTGGTAAACAGTACCGCCTGTAGCTTGTGGGCCTTCCAAAACTACATCAGCACCCAAAGCCTCTAAGACTTCGGTTGTTGTTGTTTCCCATGATGGGCCACCATTGGCTTGTTTATATGCACGAAATTCTGCTTCGTACATGACTGCGCCTGATTCACGAATTCTGATTTGCATGATTTTTCCTTACGCTATCGCCAAAAAGATGTAGCTTGCGCCATTAGTGTTAATTGCAGCCAAGATTGCCGCGTTTAAAGCAAAGCCTGTTGAAACTGTTGTGACAGAGCCAAGAGTAGCAACTTCAGCCGCTGTGCTATTCAACAACAAATACGGGTCTGTCAATGTAGTCATGCCACGGGCTGTGTCGTATGTGTACCAATCACCACTTGCGTCAGTACGCTTGATAAGAACAAACCTAGCACCACCTGTAAATCCACAATCAATAGTTTGTGTTGTGCCATTGCCTGTGTATGAGCCTACTTTGGAAACACCTGCACAAGTGGCAAAACCATACCAAACATAAGTTTGAGGGCCACCGTTAGTGTCGTTTACAGAAAAATCCGTTCCCAAACTAAACACAGATGCTGTTGGAGCGGTGTTATTCCATGCGCCGGGGCTTGTTTGTGCGGCTACTGAACTGTTTAAAGTTAGTTGTTTAGTTGCGCCCACCGCCGAATGATAAACAACCCAACCAAAACTTCCAAATGATGGGTCTGTGCTTCGCATTTTCACAATCATCATTTCTGGCACAACCGTTAAGTTGTGGTTAAATGTCTGTCCTGCTACTGCTGTTCCAGAATAGCAAACCTCATCAAAAAACGATGGGGCTCTTCTCAACATCCAATTAACGTAAGAAGAGCCACTAATAGCACCATAATCTTTATTAAAAATGCTGGTGTTGCTATCAAATCCAATATAGTTAGTTGGATAAACATTTATTTCGTTTGTTGTAGAAGAAGATTGTAAATATGGAAAACCACGCAATCGGTCAAACCAGATTGCGCCATAGTTTGTGACACGACCCTCCTCAATAGATAAATCTACTGGGAAATTTGATGTGTTAGTCTGGCCTGAAGATGTGCCAGTGTTTATTACAGATGTAAACACAGTTGTACCAACTGTAGGCACTTTCATCGGGCCTCTGCGAATGGCTATGTAGATGATGTCGCTACTAAAGTTGGCTGTGACACCAAACCCTGTGGCAGTTGGATAAGCAAAATATGTGTTGTCTGTGGTTTCTGCGCCTGAAGTATTTGGGTTAAGGTATTGCGCTCCCGTTACGCTATCGCCTCGCATAATGTCGTTGATGTTCCAATTAAAACCAGAACTACTGACTTCTTTAGTCAAAAGCCATTGCACTTCATATCCAAGATTAACAGTAGTAGCCGCACCACCATTTGTTAACCTCCCACACGAAATCACATTGTCTGTACCAGTTAGGCCAAAGCCTCCTGCGTTGTGGGCGAATAGGTAAACAACATAGGTCACGCCAACTTGATTCAACCAACTACCAATTGTAAATTGCGTGCTTGTTGGCGCAGTATTGTTCCAAGGGCCAGCATTTGTTGCGGCGGCTGAAGTTAGATCTAAGTTTATGTACTTAGTAGCTCCGAGTGATGTGTGATAGACGTACCAATTGTCTGCGGATGAGGTTGTCTTAACAATCATGCAACCGGGTGCTGACCCAAGCGAATGCGATAGGACTTTGGGGTTATTTCCATCACCCGTATAAGTCACAACATCAAAGAACTTTGGTTGCTTGCGGAATGTCCATGAGACAAAATCTGTCCCAGCGGCAACAACATCAGATGTACCTAAAGTAAATCCTGTGGTTGAATAACTTGTTACAGTTCCAGTACCACCATAACTAGGAATTGTTGTTAAATTTGATGCAAGAGTAGTTCGGCCTGAAACAGTATCTGCAAGAACGTGATTTCTTGTATAACCACGGGATTTAATCCAAACTAAACCACCTTTGGTTGATAAATCAATTCCATTTGTAATTGTTCGTGCGCTTCCGTCACCTGTGTAAAGCCATGTACTGAACACATCCTCAATGTACTGAGGAACAGCAGCCGCACCACCACCAAAAGCATCATAAGAAGCCGCACCAGAAGTTGCTTGTAATGGCATGGTTTAGGCCTTAAATTGTGTGTTGCTTGCCAAGACTGTGAAAGTCGCACTACCTGTCTTGATAATCAAATAACGATAGCTATCAATGCCACTAGCATTACCAGCAGTAGGCGCACCACCTAACCATCTAGTTGTAACACCTGATGTAGTGCCATCAATCTGAACAGCCGAGTTGTAATAAGCAGTAGCACCCTGAGTGACCAAGAAAGCCACAGTCATTGATTGACCTGTACTCATCAAAGTATCCAACGATGTGCCGCTTGAAGCTCTGAAGTTGACAGTCCAGTTGGCACTTGCGTTGCTTGTGTAGTACAGAACAGACTGAGTGGTAATGTCGTAGTTAATCGTGCCAGTAGCCGCAGTAGCTGAAACAGTTGTTACTTCTGCCGCATCGTTTAGGACAATGCCTGTTGCAGATGAAGTGCCGCTGAATGTCTGAGTAGCTGTAAATGTTGTGGCTGTACCGGGGGCCACGTAATCAGTACCGGCTGTAGCGGCAGACAGTGCAGTACCATTACCTTTTAAAACACCCGTAATGGATGTTGATAAAGTCAAAGCTGGAGTTGCACCACCAGATGAAGTGCCTGCAAGTCCGTTAGCCGATACAACAGATACTGCGGTGACTGTACCCGAAGCTGTAGCGTTAATTGTTTGGTTAGGCCAAGTACCAGACACCGTGACATTTGTTCCGGCAACAATCGAAGGGGTAGCAGTAGCCGTGCCCCCGTTAGCCACTGGCAAAATCCCAGTTACACCCGTTGTTAAAGGTAGACCTGTAGCGTTGGTCAGGGTGCCAGAAGAAGGTGTGCCTAGTGCTGGTGTGACAAGTGTTGGCGAAGTTGACAACACCACATTGCCAGAACCTGTGGAAGTAGTTACGCCCGTACCACCATTGGCCACAGCCAACGTACCCGCAACAGTAACAGCGCCAGATGTAGCGGTAGCAGGGGTTAAGCCGGTAGAGCCAAAACTAAGTGTTGTAACGCCATCAGCGACGCTAGATGCTACTTTGACATAATCTGTGCCGTTGTAGTAGACAAAACATTTTTCACCCACTGCAACAGAAACACCTGTTTGACCAGCGGCTTTGAACGTTACCGCACTGGTAGCGCCTGCGTGATCTACCATGTACAGCTTGCTGTAGCTGGGGCCTGTGATAACTTTGGTAACAGTTTGTGTGCCGGTGATACGAATCACCATGTACTGTGCTGTGGTGGAAGTTATTCCGTTTCCTGATGCGCTACCCAAAGTGTTAGCCAAAGTAATAGCGCCATCACCTGCAAAAGATAATGTGCCTGCAATGGCAATATCTACGTAATCAGTAATACCGTAGTTGACTGTATCGCCCCACGTACCAGAGAGCGTTCCCTGTGTAGGGGTGACTAAGCCTAAAAGAGTCGTCGTTGCTGCCATTTAAATGCTCCTAGGGTGCAGTTGAGATGTTTGTCCAACCAGCGGTTTGGGTATTTCCGATATTTTGCCAGTTTGCGTTCTGTGTGTCATCAATTATTTCCCATGTTTTTCTTACCGACTCGCTTGAGGTAATAGCCGCTGTCTCAAGCACACTTGGCCTGTAAGTCGTAGCCGCTGATTCCGTAGATGTAGCCACCCCAATTAACTCATCCAAGAACTTGGCAAAAGTTGCCGCGCCATTCTCAGCCGTGGAGGTTGCTGCTGTCTCATTTACAACAAGCCCCAAATAAGTCGTTGCCGCAGTCTCAGACGTAGAGCTTACCGTAGTCTCGTTAACATCGGCATTAAAAAACGTTCCAACAATCTGAATTGTTGAAGTAGCCGTTGTCTCATTCACCGCCAACGCAAAAGTAGCCGCTATAAACTCTGCCGTAGCCGTAGCCGCTGATTCACTAACGGATTTAGCAAAAGTTGCCGCAACTGTCTCTGCTGTACTTGTGACCAACGTATCCGTTACGCTGGCCGTATATCCTGTAATTGCCGTATTTGTTTCGCTTATAGCCGTGCTGTCAGCAACGGCAAATGCAAAAGTGGCTTGAACTGTTTGGGAATCGGATATGGAGCCAATACCGCCCCAGCTTAACTCCCCCCAAGCCCCTTCACCCCAAGCACTAACAGACGTAATTGATTCGGCAACAGAGACTTCATAGACAACAGGCAGACCTCCCCACGTAGAGGCCCCCCAAGTGACTTCGCCCCATGCCAGAGCCATTTTAAGTCAGTGAGCAAGAGTATGAAACTGCGATGGTGTCGCCTGAAACAACTGATTTAGCACTGCTAAAATCACCCGCAGAGAACAATGTTGGTGTCGTATCGTCTTTAGTTGCGCTACCGCCAATGTTAATAAAGCACCCTGCCACAGTACCTGTTGAGGTAATGGCAAACGACAAAGCCGCAGAAGTAGATTTTGTGCAAGTTGTACCGCTTACAAAAGCTGCAGCACTGAATGTTGGGGTTTTACGATTGCCAGTATACGTTGGGGCGTTAGCGCCCCCCACCTCCAACCATGTTGGGTGCGACGCTTGCGTATCAGTAATCGCAGCAGTTCCTACACCTTTAAGACCCATAACCACTGCGCCAGCGGCTGAGTTACCAAGAATGGTATCCAGCGTCAAGTTCTTGCCCACAGTTGTGACCAAGTTCTCAATAGCGTCCTCCCACTTCACGTTGCCGTCTTTGTCGTAACAAATGGCGACGTAGCGGCCTTCAATGGTCGCTGTATCGGAAGGGGTTGTGTTGTAGCTGCAAGATGCTTCGCATTTATCTGCGGCTGAAATTTTATCTAAAGTCATATTAACTCCTAGTTGGAAGAACGGATTAAAGAAGTGGTTGGGCCGTTTACCGGCATGGTGATTGTGAACGTAGTCGTAGAAGTCTTGTCAGAACCGAAGTCCAGAACAGCGATCGACTTGTTACCTTGGGTAACGTTGTAAATCAACGCACATCTTGCGGTGATTGCGCCTGTCCATGAGATGTTTGGAAAGCCTACGTAGGCAGTGTATCCTGAAGACGACACCGTGATGGGTGTCAGAATAGCGCCGCCCGCCGTGTATCCTGTAGCAACAACTTGTCCCGGTGTACCCACGGAATATGCCGTTGTTGTTTCATTCAAATCAGCGCTGGCTGTATACAAAGCAATCTTGATGACGTCTGTCGTCAGGTCATGAATACCTTGGTAAAGCTCTGCCTTGAACGATGTGGTTTGGGTCTGGATAATCGACATATCAAGTTACCCTCTGACGGAACTGACCAGAACGATAAGCGTCTTGACGCTCCATACCATCACCCAAACGTTTAGCCAATGCTAATGCTTCCATGAACTTGCCGTTGTACAACTGCATCATGTCGGCTTCACCCTTCATGTAGGTATAAGCCTCAACCAAAGAGCCATACAAAAGCACAGAATCAAAGTTGTCACCCAACCATGTCTGGCCATCTGCCGCTACTGTGATTGACTCAGGGTAGTAGTAATAGTGCAACTCAACGCTATACGATGTATCTGGCGTTGGGCCTAGGATAAAAGACAACTCGTCTGAAATAGTACTGCCCGATACAGCGGGGCCAAACAACGCGTAGTACCTAGGAATCCCTGTATCTGTTGGCTGTGGGTACGCCTGACGAATAAAGTTAACATCCTTGTTCAACAAATACTCATACGCGCCCGTAGCGTCAATGATTGCCATCGAATACACAGCCAAGAAATCCAGCGGGCATTGCAGATACTTGTTGTTTACCGTGGTTACACCTGTCACGTTCTTGCGGATCGAAGGGAACTGAACCGAGTTATAAATACGCTGCTCAGCCTGCGTAACGAACACGGGAATATTAGCCACGAAATTTGCTTCCGTGTTCTCCGTGTACGCCTGAATAGCGTTGCTGAGCGCAGTGTAATTCATGCCATTGGGCCTCTAGACATCAGACCTTTAGTAGCCGCGCCTGTACCGCGCATCTTGATGCCAGATGTTTTAGTAGTCTCGTTACCAGCAGACTTACTGATGTTGCCAATGCTCATGTCAATGGTGTCGGTTTTGCTGCGGTTAGGGCCAGAACCGGGGTTCTCGGATATACCTACAGGTTCACCACTCATTGTGTGGGGCTTGGCGTATGCCGAAGCAGGTAGATTGTTAATTTTGGCCATGATGTTAACCTGTGGTTTGGTTGTTAGCGCGAGACAAGTTGCGTCCCAAGCGCATACGGTCATCGGTTGTAGGGCCGCCCTTTTTCAACTTCAAAGTTGTGCCTTTGCCGCCTTTGTGTTCTTGCTTGTCGTGCTGCTTGAACGCTTTTTTAATCAGAGCAACGTCTTGCTTCTTGTCTGATTTCATGTTTTCTTTAGCCATATTAAGCTCCTATGTAACTGTTACTGTAACTGTACCAACAAATGTCGTTGCCACCAAGTAGTTGGGGGTCAAAACTGCATCAAAAATACTAGCGCCGCCTACTGGGTTCCATCCCCACTGAAGGTCTCGAGAACCGCCCGTCAAACTGCCATTAGCGTTAACACCTGCCGTCACGTATGTTGTGTCCTTGCGCGGGTTACGCACAGCTTGCGGATCATCCACTGGGTACATACCCAACTGCAACTGCGGCTGATCTGGATCGAAACACACATTGCACACAAGCAAATTATAAATCTTTGTCTTCTGTATCTCTTTACGAAGCGCTGTTAACTTAAATTGCTGACCACAACGATCACACATAGCAATACTGTTTTTACCGGAAGCAAAACGGTTACCCATGCTGCACCCGATTACCTTTACGTAGATTCTCCACCCCAAGAATTACCTGCATATTGTATGGAGTGTGTAGTCCAGAAACCGTTTTGCCCCGGAGCGGCAGTACGTGATCTACGTGCCATGCTACACCAAACATTTTTGTACGTAGTGCCGCCAGTTCATACGCTTGCTCAATCATCCAGTGATCGTCTTCAGTTAGCCACGCGGGGGTGCGGTTGAGCCTGTCCGCGTGCTGCTTATTGCGTTTTGCTAACATACGCGGGTAGTTTGCATCGTAGTATTGTTTGTACGTAGCTTTCACTTTTTCCAAGTTGTCTGTGCGGTACTGCTGTTTACGGTTCGCATCGTGCGCAGCATTGGCTTCCCGCCACACTTTATGGGCCGCGCTACGTTGCGCTGGGTTTTTGTTGTTGTCTTTGGCGCTCTGTGCCTTTCGCCGATCAGGATGCTTTGCATGATACCGCTGCACTGCCTCTAAGCTGCACTTTACACATGCCCCGCCCGCAGTACCCCGCTCCCCTCGGGCGTCTGGGTGTTTTACACACACCGCGCCAAAATAACGAGTTTGTCCAGCTAAACGGGCTTCCTGCTGCGTCATGTGCCGGATCCTATAAATTGCTGGCGTGGTACAAAACGAACCGAAGCCTTTTCACGATCTTCATCAGAGGCCAACTGCCAAGCCTCGTCGTATTGTTGTTTCAAGACGGGCAGGCGCTCAGCGCCGCCTTCAATTTTAAGCGCCAAGTAATAGGCCAAGCCTGCCACCATACAGGGCAGGAAGCGGAAAGGCACGTCCATCGTGCGCACACCACCGCCAGCATCATCAATACGGCGCATGCGCCAGTAAACGAACTGATATGTTGTGCTGTTGTCTGGTGTTGGCCAGACGGTTATAGAGGGCAGATTCTGCGTGTACACAGCCACGCCAGTTAAATGAGATGCGGCAGTTGTGCCGTTCTGTCCACGGAAGCAGTTGTAAAGCATGTTGCCAGAGATGTAGCCGTACTGGATAGTCTCTTTAACAACCCCATCAATCAACAAGAAGCCCGTGGCGGGAAGCCCAGCAGTAGAAGTCAGTGTAATTGTGGTGGCAGTAGCTGTGATCCCACCATTCAGGGTCGTGCCAATCGAAGAAGTCTGGCCATCCAAACGCTGATACCACACCTGAATTGGTCTGGCTTGTTGCAGTTTGTTGGGGATCGTGGCATAGGTAGAAACACTAATACGCGTGATTGTTAGGTCAGCCTGCGTAGACGCATTACCCGCGCCCGTGCGAATCACATGCTCAAGTAGATCCACTGTATCTACGGGTAGTGCGTAGTTGTTTAGACCCGGAGTCAGGTTAATTGTCCCCTGCTCAAACGTCCACATGTTGACGCCACGGTTTGCCCAGTCAGCAAACAATAAATTCAATGAACGACGGGCTGTACGTAAATCGTAGCCCGTGCGCAACTCCGAACCGGCGCGTTCAAACGCTTCCTCAACCAACTCAGTCAGGTCAAGGTTGAATGCTGCGGTTCCTGAAGTGGTCATTTAAAGCTCTTAAGAGTTTTAGCCAAACGCGCACGCTGCCCCATTTTACCGGGTTGTTTTGCAGCGGCGTTTAGCTTCTTTGCAGGAATCTTTTCACCAGCTTTTACACCCAAAGACGCACGCAGTGCACCGGGCTTTTTGATGGCGTCTTGAATAAAGTTTTTTGTAGCGCCGCCTTTTTTCATGCCGCCAACGCCGCGGCCTTTGAGGACATCTGCTTGGGTGACTTTGCCGTCACCGGTAAGATCAGGAAACTTTGCCATTATCTAAACCCCGCTGTTTTCTTTGCAATGCTTTTAGGTTGCGCTACGAATTGCTTCCCGGCTTTTTTGCCAGCACGCTTTGCACGAGTTGTAGCAGCGTACTCAGCCGCGCTGAGAGATTTAATTGCAGC